ACTCGACGTGGTTCCCAGCAAAGGCGGCGGTACTTACTTGCCCCTTGCCCTGGTTGAATCGCGTCAGGCGCCCGGCGTGCCCATTGTGCGCATGCGCTGGAGTGATGCCTTCGGCCTGCAGCCCGAACCCCACCGGGCCGCCGAGGTGGCCGAATGGATCAAGGACACGCTGGCCCCCCACTTCGAGGGCCTCGACAAGGCCCGGCGCCATGGCTTCGGTGAAGACTTTGCCCGCGTCGGCGACTTGACCGTGGTGACGGTGCTTGAGGTGGGGCAAGACACGATCCTGCGCCCGCGCCTGGTGGTCGAGATCGGCAACTGCCCCTTCAGCCAGCAGAAGCAAATCATCGGTGCCATTGGCGACGGCGTGCCGCGCTTTCATTCCGCGGCCTTTGATGCAACCGGAAACGGCGCCGACATTGCCGAGTGGGCCGCAGACAAGTGGGGCCGCATGCGCATCGAGCAGATCAAGCTCTCGGATGCGTTCTATTTGGAACACATGCCCCGCTTCAAAGCAGCCCTTGAGGACGGCACCCTCGACGAGCTACCCCAGGATGAGCAGTGCCGGGACGATCTGCGGGCCATCAAGCGCATCAACGGCATTCCCAAACTGGCACGCGATAAAACCCAGACCAAAGGCGCAGACGGTAAGCGCATGCAGCGCCACGGGGACTTCGCCATCAGCCTATTCCTCGGCCACTACGCCATGAAACGCGACGTGGCGCCCATCGAATTCACCAGCGCACCGAGCCGGGCTAGTCGCTGGGACGGCAAGGGTAGCGATGAAGACGACGACATCCCCTGCGACACCGACACCGGAGCCTACTGACCATGGCCATCCTCGACGCCCAAGGCCGACCGATTGAAACGGCTAAGCTGGCCGAGCCGCAAACCGCCCAGATCGCGCACCTATATCGCCAGTTCGACAACCACCCCAGCCGCGGCCTCACGCCGGCCAAGCTGGCCCGCATCCTGGAAGAAGCCGAGCAGGGCAACATCGTTGCGCAGCACGAGCTCTTCATGGACATGGAAGAGAAGGACGCCCACCTCTTCGCCGAGATGAGCAAACGAAAGCGCGCCATTCTTACCTTGCCGTGGGACATCGTGCCCCCGCGCAACGCCACCAAGGCCGAAGAGGATGACGCGGCCTGGCTGCGCGAGGTGCTGCTGGACTTTGCAGATCTCGACGATCTCTTTCTGGATTGCCTGGATGGCATCGGCCACGGCTTTTCGGCCATCGAACTTGAATGGGCCGCGGTGGGCAAAGAACGCCTCATCGTGGAGGCCCATCACCGGCCGCAAAGCTGGTTCAAGCTCGACGACGAAAACCGGCAGCACCTGCGCCTGCGGGACAACTCGGCCGAGGGGGCCGAACTGCGGGCCTTTGGCTGGATCGTGCATCGCCACGCTGCGAAGAGCGGCTACCTGGCGCGCTCGGGCCTGCACCGTGTGCTGGCCTGGCCCTTCCTGTTCAAGAACTACAGCGTGCGAGACTTTGCCGAGTTCCTCGAAATCTTCGGCATCCCCATGCGGATCGGCAAATATCCGGCCGGTGCCCAACCCAACGAGAAATCGACGTTACTGCGAGCGGTTACCGCTATTGGACATAACGCCGCGGGCATCATGCCCGACGGCATGAGCATCGAGATCGAAGAGGCGGCAAAGGGCAGCGCCGACCCCTTCATGGCAATGATCGACTGGGCAGAACGTAGCGTCTCGAAAGCCATTGTCGGGCAGACATCATCGAGCGAGGCCACGAGCCAGGGGCTGGGCAGCGGCCTCGCCGACCTGCACGGCGACGTGCGGCGTGACCTGACGGTGTCCGATGCCGCCCAGCTGGGCGGCAGCCTCACCCGCCAGCTGCTTTACCCGATGCTGGTCGTCAATCGTGGCCAGCGCGACCCGCGCCGCATGCCCCGCCTGGAGTTCGACGCAGGCAAGCCCGAAGACATCAAGATCTTCAGTGACGCACTGCCCAAGCTCGTGGCCGTGGGCATGCCGGTGCCGATCAATTGGGCGCAAGACAAGCTGCGCATTCCAGCGCCGAAGAAGGGCGAAGCGGTACTCGCCGTGCCCACGGCGCCAGCCCCCTCCGACGTGCCGCCCGCTCAGTTGTCGGCCCTGCTCGCCGCGGTGCTGCGCGCAGCCCGGCCCGACGAAGACGAGTTCGACCGCCTGGCCCGCGAGATGGGCAGCGACTGGCAGCGTGTCACCGCGCCCTTGATCAACCCGCTCCAGCGCCTGGCCGAAGAATGCGCCGACCTGGAGGAGTTTCGCCGCCGCCTGCCGGAGGCTGTGGCCAAGATGGATGCCAGCCAGCTGGCCGAGTTGCTGGAACAAGGCAACTCGGCTGCTGCCCTGTGGGGCCGGGTGGGGACTTGATAGATGCCCAGCATCGAACTGAAGCCCCTCATCCCTGCCGAGGCCGTCGAGTTCTTCCGCCAAAAGGGCTACGCCGTCAGCTTCGACCACCGCGACGTGGCCGCCCAGGAGCATCAAGCGGCATTCACCGTGGCCAAGGCGATGCAGATGGATGTGCTGGAGGCGATCCGCGGGCAAGTGGATGACGCCCTGGCCAATGGCACGACGCTGGCCACCTTCATTAAGGATCTGAAGCCCGGCCTGCAGAAGGCCGGCTGGTGGGGCGTGCAGCAAGTCACCGACCCGAAGACGGGCGAAGTGAAGGACGTGCAGCTCGGCAGCCCGCGCCGGCTCAAGACGATCTACGACACGAACCTGCGCACCGCCCATGCCGAGGGGCAATGGCAACGCATCCAGGACACCAAGGATGCCCTGCCCTACCTGATGTACGACCACACCCCCAGCGCCCACGAACGCAAGGAGCACGCCGCATGGGACGGCCTTGTGCTGCCCGTGGATGACCCGTGGGTCGCCGCGCACTTTCCGGTCAAGGCCTGGGGTTGCAAGTGCCGCATGGTGTCCGTTACTGCGCGCATGGCCGCCCGCCTGGGCAAGACCATTGGCACGGCCCCCGACACCCCCACCTATACGTACACCAACAAGCGCACCGGCGAAGTGAGCCAGGTGCCGGCCGGTGTCGACCCCGAGTTCAACTACCCGCCGGGAGGCCGCCGGGCCAGTCTTACCGACAACATGGCCAGCCTCATTGAACGCCTGCCGGCCGACCTGCGCCCGGCTGCCGTCCGGGCCATTGGCCCCGACGCCTTCAATGCCTGGGCCGCCAAGCCAGCCGGCGCGTGGCCGGTGGGCACGATTCCGGCGCTGCTTGCCCAGATGCTTGGCAGCCAGTCCAACCTGGTGCGCCTGGCGCCCGCCGCCGAGGGTGTTGCCCCAGCCATTACCGCCGTCGAACTCAACCAGGTGGCCGATGCGCTGGCCGCCGCCGCACCGGGCACCGACGACATGGTGCGCATCGTTATCGACCGCGATGGCCAGCCTGTCGCGTTCGAGATCCCGAAGCCGGCAGAGGGCGCCGCCCTGGTGCTTCACCCGACCAAGCCCTCGAAAACCAAGAAACGCCCGTAGCGCGATTTTTTACGCCCGGACAAGCCTGCGTAGCAACGCAAGGCCTCGCGTCAAAATTAACGGGGTAGTAACGGGGTCTATGCGCGTCCCGCGCCTCGCGCCGGCGGTGCAAAAGCCGAGATCACCCCGGCAACGATCTAACCCCGGTTAATTGGCCTCTCCGGCCCGGCCCCTCACGATGGGGCCATGTCTCGCAAAACCACTCCCTCCGCCGCCGCACTCACCTTCGAGATCGCACCGCTCTCCGATGGCGCGCAGTTGCTGATTCCCGACGGGCTCTTCCGCTCCACCGACGGCAGCGGCCGTCCGGAAGGTGTCCCGGGCTGGCGCCTCGATGCCCATCTGGCTGCGCGCATCATCGCGGCCCGCCAGGCCCGCGGCATCGACATCGTTATCGACTACGAGCACAGCACCGTGCTGCGCGCCAAGAAGGGCGAGAAAGCGCCCGCCGCCGGCTGGGCCAAGCCCGCCACCCTCGAATACCGCCCCGGCGTTGGCCTGGTAGCCCGCGCCCCCGACTGGACGCCCGTTGCCCGTGCCCACCTCGACGCACGGGAATACCGCTACGGCTCGCCGGTCATCTTCTACGACCCCGAGACCGGTGATGTGACCGGCTTACACAGCTTTGCCCTTACCAACGACCCCGGGCTCTCCGGGATCAACACCGCGCTCAGCGCACCCGACTTCATCATCCAGGAGACTCCCGAAGTGAATCCGCTTCTCGCAGCACTCATTGCGTCCCTCGGCCTGCCCGCCAGCACCACCGACGCCGCCGTTATCACCGCCGTTACGGCCCTCAAGGCCAAGGCCGACACGTCCGATTCCGAAATGGCCGTGCTGCGTGCCGCAGCACCCGACCCCGCCAAGTACGTCCCCATCTCGATGCTCGCTGATGCCCGCGCCGAACTGGCTACCAAAACGGCCGAGCTCACCGCGGTGCAGACCAAGGCGCGCGAAGCTGAGGTGGATGCCCTGATCGCATCGGTGCCCGACAAGATCACGCCGGCCATGGCGCCCAACTTCCGGCTTGTGGGCCTGCAAAGCATCGAATCCCTCACGGCCATCATCGCAGCGCTGCCCGCAGTGCCGGGCATCCAGGGTGGCACCCAGACCAACGGTAAGCCACCGGAAGGCAACCAGGTCGTCTTGAGCGCCGACGAACGTGCGGTGTGCAAGGTCATGGGCATTGCCGAGGCTGACTTCATCAAGACCAAGGAGGGCAAGTAAATGGCAGCACTTGCGCAAGACCGCCAGACCGCACGGCGCCGGAATGAAGACTTCGAGTTTCCGGTGGCCGCAGCAACAAAAATCTACGGCGGCAGCATCGTGTGCTTGAACGCCGCGGGCACTGCAACCAAGGGCGCCGTATCCACCACGCTCAAGGCTGTTGGCGTTGCCGATGCGCAGGCCGACAACTCGGCGGGCGCGGCCGGTGCGATCCGTGTCAAGACGCGGCGCGGCTGTTTCCAGTTTGCCAACAGCGCCAGCGGCGACCTGATCGCACTGGCCAACGTCGGCGCTGATGCCTACATCGTCGATGACCAGACCGTCGCCCTGACCAATGGCGGCGCCACCCGCAGCGTTGCCGGCGTGATTCGCGATGTGGACGCGAATGGCGTCTGGATCGAATTCAAGTAACCAGGAGACCTACCACCATGCTTTTCAAAACCTCCCGCTTTCAGCTCGCCAGCATGTGCGCGCTGATGTTGATTGGCACCACCCAGGCAATCGCTGGCGAAGCATTCGCTCCCGAAGTGCTGGGTGCCCTCGTTATCAACGCAAGCAACCTGTCGGCGATCTACCAGGGCTTCAAGACCGCGTTCAAGAATGCGTTCTCTGGCGTTACGCCGGACTGGATCAAGATTGCAACCTTGGTTCCCAGCACAACCAAGACCGAAAACTACGGCTGGCTTGCTGCTTGGCCGCAGTTGCGTGAATGGATCGGCGATCGGCAGCTCAAGAGCTTGCAGGCATTCGGCTATGCCATCACCAACAAGAAGTTTGAGAGTTCGATTGGCGTGCCGCGCGACGATATTGAAGACGATACCTTCGGCGTCTTCAGCACCCTCTTTGCCGAGATGGGCAACGCTGCAGTAAGTCATCCCGACAGCCTTGTTTTTCCGCTGCTCCCGGCCGGTACGACTTCGTTGTGCTACGACGGCCAGTACTTCTTCGACACGGATCACCCCGTGGGTACGGGTGTTGTCTCCAACTGGGGGGGTGGCGCCGGCACTGCGTGGTATCTGCTGGAAACTCGCCGGCCCCTCAAGCCGCTGATCTTCCAGAAGCGGCGCGACTACGACCTGAAAGCAATGACCAGCATGGAAGACGAAGGTGTCTTCATGCGCGACGAGTACCGCTACGGCGTTGACGCTCGCTGCAATGCAGGTTACGGCTTGTGGCAGATGGCATTCGGCTCCAAGCAGACCCTCGACGAAGCGGGTTTTGAAACCGCATGCATCGCTCTGGCCAGCATGAAGGACGACGAAGGCCGCCCCCTTGGCATCAAGGGCAACCTGCTTGTCGTACCGCCCGCGCTCGAACTCAAGGCACTCAAGCTCGTCAAGTCCGAGAAGCTCGCCTCCGGCGCCGACAACCCGTACTACGGCCGCGCCGAAGTGCTCGTAAGCGCCTACCTGTAACCCATACCCCGCCGCCCGGTCGGGATCGCCCGGCCGGGGGCGCAGGAGAAGAGTTCATGCCCCCGATCAGTACCAAAGCGAAGGCCGGCGCCGATGCCGCTGCCCAGCTCGAAGCCCAGGCCGCAGCGCCTGCCGCCCCCCAGCCGGAGGGCCTGCCCACCGTTACCAATCAAACCGAAGTAACGGGCACCGAAACGCACCCCGACAACGCGGCGCCCGCCGAATCCGTTGAAGTGCCGCCCATCAAGATGGTTGTGCGTTGCCATCGCCCGCAGGGTATCTGGCGCGCCGGCATGTTCTGGCCCAATGAAGACACCCCCGTGCTCGCCTCCGACTTCACCGTCGAAGAACTGCAGCGCCTCGCCGCCGAGCCGCTGCTGTCCATTCGCCCCCAAGCCGACCAGGAGTAACCCGCAATGCCGATGACGCCCCCTACCGCGAAGCGCCTTCCTGACCACGCCGCCGCCAATGAGTCGCGTGTTCCCGCGATGCTCCGGGTCTCGCGCGAGGGAGTGCTCGTCGGCATCGAAGACCACCTCGGCAATGACCTTGGCCTGCCGCTGACCGTCCGTGCATCGTCTTCGGATTCGGGGGTTGGAAATGTGCTCCCGATGGTCGGAGGGAAATTCGCGCCGACGCAAGCCGATCTGCTGCGGCTGTTCCCGCTGCCGACGCACCGGGTGATTGCCGACCCCTGGACAGTCAATATCGCTGGTGCCACGAAGCCGGCCGGTGCAACTATCACCGTCGAAGCGGCTGCTGATGAGTACGGCGGCAGCGTGATCCGTATCGACCTGCCTGCGGGGCTCGCTAATCAGGTTGTGACGCTGCCCATCAATGCTGATCTGCTCGGCGCCTACCCCAAGGCGCTTCCTGAAACCTGCTGGCGTCTTAACGTATCGGATTGGGCTGCTCTGTCCCGGCTTTACGGGAAGCTGGGCGATGCAACGCTCGCTAATTGCAAGCTCTGGGTCATCATCGACGATTCGAGCGGCGGTAAGAGTCAGTACGGGTGCTATGCCGGGGGCGCGCATCCGACGCGTTGGAATGGCGTTTATCGCACCCTGCGCGCAAATCCGTTTGCCCAGGTCTCCAATGTCGGCACGATGCCGTGGGATGAAAATAACCCGGAGGCTGAGATCCGGGCTTTGTCGTTTGTCGTCTCGACGAGCGCAGCAACGACGATCCGACTCTCGCGCATCTATTCGCCCGAGTGGTCGCGCGGCGCTATCGTGAGTATCCACGACGGCGGGTACCAGACGGCACATGACTACTTTCTGCCGAAATTTGCGGAGCGCGGCTGGCCTGGAGTCGTATCTCGGCTTGCTCACACGGAGGCAGCCTTCACTACCGCTGCTCAATGGGTTGACTACGTCCGGGCCGGCTGGGATGTATGCCAGCACATCTCGATTGCGGGCAATCAATGCACGGCAGCGACAACGCCAGCGCAGATCGAGCAGTCTATTCACGAGTTCAAGCGCCTCGTTGCGACCCTGGGAGTAACCGGGCAGGGGAACTACACGTTCTCGCAGTTTTTAGGCAACAGCGGCCGATACACTGGCCAAGACATGGCCGGGCTGCTGCGCCAGCATGGCATTCAGTCGTGTCGCGGCATGTGCTCCGATGCAGAGTATGGCATTGATCCGTATGAGCCTAAGTTTTCCAGCAACGGCGGAACTGTCGTACAGCCGCACGGGTTTGTGCCGAAATACGGCCGCTACAACCGCTGGCAAATGGCTGCTGGCAACGAGCCGACTGCTGAGGGCCGTAGCAACTACGAGGGCTCCGACCTGCAGAAACAGCTCGCGCTCACCGAAACCGCCAAAAACGCCAGCCTGATCTACATCCACCGAGTTGTGGATTACGACGGCACGAATCCGGTAGTCGGCAATGTTGGGCCGCGCTACGTTGATGGCTATATCGCTGACCTCTCCAAGCGATTATCGACTTGCGGCGTAATCCCGATTACCGCCGCACAGCTCGACATGCTCACCTATAACCGCCCCGGCGACATTTATGTCCGATGGGACGGCGAATGGGTTAGCCGAGCGACCGGCAAGATTGTGATCTAAAATCTAACCCCCGCAGCAAATCGATCCGTTAAAGATCTCGGTTCTCTCGCCTCCTTCTTTTCCGCCCCGGCTCCAGCCGGGGTTTTCATTTCAGGATCAGCATGTCTTTGATTTCATCGACCCTTGGTCGATTCGTTCCGAAGTACCGAACCCTTGCCCAGTGGGAGCCGATCTATGCGCAGATCGTCGCAAGCCGGGATATCGTCGAGAAGACCAAAGAGAACCGCCGCACGCATCGCGCCCGGATCGTTACTGCATTGGGGCGCCGGACGATCAGCGCTATCCGGCCACATGAGATTGCCGGATTGATCAAGTCGATCGCAGCAATGCAGCCGCACACGGCATTGCGCACGCTTGTGGAGGCGCGAGACATGTTCAATGAAGCGCTGCAGCATGGGTGGGTCGATACCAATCCAGCGGTGCCGGTGAAGCTGCCCCGGGTCCGCGTCGCTCGCGAGCGTTTGAGTTTCGATCAATGGCAGCGCATTCACGATCATTCGGATGCGTGCAGCCCGCCGTGGGTTTCGCGGATGCTGGTGCTCGCACTAGTGACCGGCCAGCGTCGGGGTGATCTGCGCAAGATGCGGTTTTCGGATGTGTGTGACGAGCATCTCCGAGTCGAGCAGCAAAAGACTGGCGCACGGCTGGAGCTGCCTCTGGACCTGCAATTGGGTGTGATTGGCGTCAGCATCCGGGAGGCTATCGAGTCGTGTCGTGGATACGCCCCGCTCGATGCCGACGGTGACGGCTACCTTTTGCGAAAGACCACCGGCGGGCCGCTGGTGGGGGCGTCGCTCTCGTGGCGGTTTGAGCAGGCCCGAGAAGGTGCCCTGCCGCCCCACTCGGGAAAGGGGGCGCCGCCCTCGTTGCACGAGTGCCGGTCACTGGCTGAGCGGCTGTATCGTGAGCAGGGCATAAATACGATGATTCTGCTTGGGCACAGCCGGCAGGCGATGACAGACATGTATAACCGTGACCGGGGATTATCACGGCGTGCGGGAAAGTGGAAACGGTTGGTATTGGGTGTTCCGCCCACCTCAGTCTAACCACGGTTACTCCACTATTCCCCCGCCTCATCTCATGATGAGGCATGCCTTACGCCACTCCCGCTTCTCTCTTGACCCGCTTCTCCGACGAGGAGATCGCCCAGCGTGCCGACCGCGCCATTCCGCGGCTCACGACGGGTGATCTCCTCGTTGCCGTTGTAGCGGGCGCCAGCCTCGACGCCTGGGCAGCCGACGAGCAAGCCGCCGCCGTAAAGGCGCTGGGTGTGATCAATCGCGCCCTGGCGGATGCCGACTCCACAATCGACGGCTACCTGGCGGCCCGCTACCCCGTGCCCTTTGCCAATGCGCCCACCATCGTCGAACGCCTGGCGTGTGACATGGCGCGTTACTACCTCTACGACGACCAGGCGACGGAAACGGTGCAGAAACGCTACGACGCGGCGCTGGCGTACTTTCGCGACGTAGCCGCCGGCCGTGCCAGCCTGGGGCCGGATGCCCAGGCCGAGAGCAGCACGGGCGCCGGCAGCGTGGAAATGTCGAGCACGCCTACCGTGTGGGCACGCGACCGTTCCAGGGGGTTCATGTGATGGAAGCCTGGCTGCGCGTTGAACATGGCGAGATTGATGCAGCGCTCTACCACCTGCTCGCCTTCGGCAACAACATGGCGCCAGCCATGGGTGAGGTCGCCGCCATCGGCGAAGCGACTACCCGCTTGCGCTTTCGTACCGAGACCGGCCCGGATGGCCAGCGCTGGAAGCCCAGCCTGCGCGTGCAGTTGCAGGGTGGCATAGACGATCAGCACCCCGATGGCGGGGGTGGCCGAACCCTCACGAAGGATGGCCACCTCTCCGGTTCGATCAGCGCCAACCACGGCAAGGACTTTGCCGAGTGGGGCATGAACCGCGTCTATGCGGCCATCCACCAGTTTGGCGGCGTCATCCGCCCACGCTCTGGCGGGAGCCTTCGCTTTCGTCTTGCGAATGGGGCCTTCGTTTCAGCCAAGTCAGTGTCCATCCCTGCCCGCCCGTCTCTGGGTGTCAATGACGACGATACCGACGACATCCTGGATGCGCTGGAGCGCCGTATCCGCACAACCAATTCTGCGATTACGGGAGATCTGAATGCTCGCCGAAGCTGAAGCCGGCCTTGTCGCTGTTCTCAAGGCCTCGCCGATGGCCTTGCGCCTGCGTGCAGTGGGCACCCTGCCGGGTCTGGATGGCAAGATCCTGGTGCAGCGTTTTGCCTCCGACGCGCCGGGTGCCTATGTGCTGATGTCGTCTTTTCCGGTTCGCAATTCGGGCGCAGTTATCAAGGCTGGCGTTGTGTGCGTAGCGCGCAACGCTGCCGGTTTTGAACCCGCTCGGCAGGGCGACGGCAAGCAGATTGGTCTTTATCAGATCGTCGATGCAGCCGCCGCCGCCATCGACCAGGCCAGCGCCGGCCCCGGGGTGTGGCAGGTGACGGGTATCGACATGCTGGAAAACGACCAGTTCTACGAGTCGGGCATCCAGGTGGCGGTGGTGCGTGTTGAGACCCTCGGCCCCGTTGCCCTTCCTCCGGTGCTCGACACCACTGGCCTCGACGACTTCGAGACCTTCCACGCCGACTACGACTTCGACCCACTTGCCACGCCCGAAGCACGAGCGGGCTGGGTTGCCGAGCCGGCCGACACCTCCGGCGCTGTGCCGGAGCTCACTGACATCATTCAACTCCAGGAGCACTGATGGCCACCGTAACCGTTACCCCCGCACCGGGTGTTCTCGTTCGCAAGGAAAGCGGCGAGCAGCTCAAGGCCACTGGCGAAGACCTGCCCTTGACGCCGTGGTGGATTCGCCGCGCCAACGATGGCGACGTGTCCCTCGCCGACCCCACTCCGGCTGTCGAAGCCAAGCCCAAGAAGTAAGGAGCCGCAATGCCTGACAACATCACTTTTCTATCGATCCCGGTTAACTGGCGTGTGCCCGGTGCCTGGATCGAAGTCGACCACACCAAGGCCGTGCGTGGCCTGCCGTCGATGCCGCACCGCATTCTGCTGCTGGGCCAGCGCCTGGCCACCGGCAGCGTGGCCGCCAACGTATTGACGCGCGTTACCCGTGCTGCCGACGGCGTCGATTACTTCGGCCGCGGTAGCCAGCTCGCGCAGATGGTCGCGGCAGCGCTCAAGGTGAACAGCACGACCGAGATCTGGGCGATGGGCATGGATGACCTGGTGGCCGGCGTGAAGGCAACCGGGACCATCGCGCTGACCGGCACGGCCACCGAGGCCGCGACTCTGTATGCCTACATTGGCGGCGGCCGGGTGGCCTTCAACGTGGCCAGCGGCGACACCGCCGCCGCGGTGGCCACGTCGCTGGCGGCAGCAATCAATGCCAACGCAGATCTGCCCGCTGTTGCCGCGGCTGTCGCCGGCACCGTAACGGTAACGGCACGGCACAAGGGTTTGACCGGCAACGATATCGACCTGCGCATCGGCTACTACCAGGGCGAGAAGAGCACGGCCGCCGGCCTGACGGTAGCGATTACCGCCATGGCCAGCGGTGCCGGCAACCCGGATGTAACGGCGGCGATCGCGGCGATGAGTTCCGGCGCGTACTACACCATCGTGACGGCCTGGACGGACCCCGCCAACCTGGTGGCGATGGAAGCCGAGCTGGCCGGCCGCTGGGGTGGTCTCGACATGCGTGCCGGCCATGTGTTCGGCTGCCTGTCGGGCACCTTCTCGGGGCTCACGACCTTGGGCAGTGCCCGCAACAGCCCGCACAGCACGCTCTTCGGGCTGAAGAAGAGCCCGACCACGCCGTGGGTGATTGCCGCCCAGGCCGCAGCCGCCGTGGAGTTCTCCGGGGCCAACGATC